ACCATGATTAAAGAAATCCAAGACTCCATGGATGGTGGCGAATTTAAACCACGCCATACGATTGAAATCTATTGCCCGAACTGTGGGTACGATGTTTCTGAGGTTGAGCTTGCTTCCAAAGTCTGTAGCGATTGCGGTCACAGCCTAGCCGAGCCAGAGAAGCACGTAGCTATCGTGGTAGCCAATATGTCGTTTGGTGGGTCAACACTCTGAGGCAAAGAACAGTGAGATATGTCAGACGAACTCGGATTGAGTGCTGGTGCCAAGGGGATCAGCGAGGGGTTTAAGACTGGTCGAGAGGCTGGCAAAGAGATTGGCAAGAACATTGAGGATGTTCAGAAGGAGGCAGTAGACCTAGCAAAGCAAAGAGCGCAAGCAAAAATACGGGAGCGCAGAGAAGCCGAGCTAAAGAAGGAACGTGCAATATTTAAAGCCCTTGAGGAGTACCGACACCGCAAAAAGATAAGCGATGAAGAGTACAAATTGAGGGTTGATTTTATAAAGCAGCATGGCACTAAAGAGTGGCAAAAAGTGCTAGATCTCAAAGCCGAGATTGAACGGCTTGAGAAGGAAGACAAGAAGTACTTTGATGCAGAGTTGGCAAAAATTAAATGGGTGCAGTTCTGGTGCTTTTTAGTAGCAGCTTGGATTGCTTATTACATAGTATGGGGGTCTAAACAATAATGTTTCCGTTAACAGCACTAGTAGACGTTGGAATGAAAGTCTTGGACAAATTCATTCCTGATCCAGAAGCCAAGGCAAAAGCGCAAGCCGAACTACTCAAAATGCAACAGGAGGGTCGACTAGCTGAACTAAACGCCGATAACATCGAGGCTCAAGAACTGACTAAGCGTCAAGAAGCAGACATGGCGAGTGATTCATGGTTGTCTAAAAATATCCGCCCTATGACCTTAATTTTTATCCTCGGTGCTTATTTTGTGTTTGCTATGATGAGTGCGTTTGGATCTAACGCCAACGAAAAGTATGTAGAACTGCTTGGGCAGTGGGGAATGCTTATTATGTCTTTTTACTTTGGTGGACGCACCCTTGAGAAGATCATGGATATGAAGTCAAAGGAAAAGAAAAGTGCTTGAATCGCAGTTACTGGCTCTGGGTATTGAAGGTAAGTGGCTAGAACCACTTAAAGAAACCTTTGAGAAGTACAACATCGATACAACTAAGCGTCAGGCTGCCTTTATCGGGCAGTGCATGCACGAGTCGGGTGGTTTTAAGTTACTTCAAGAGAACCTTAATTACAGCGCAAAAGCGCTTATGGCTACTTGGCCCAGCCGATTTCCTACCGAAGAAATAGCAAATGAGTATGCTCGTCAGCCAGAAAAAATTGCCAATAAGGTGTATGGTGGTCGCATGGGTAATGATGTTGAAAGCTCTGGCGAGGGTTGGAAGTACAGGGGCAGAGGCATCAAGCAGCTGACTGGCAAGGAAAATTATGAACGATGCGGATCTGGTTTGGGTGTGGATCTTGTTGATAATCCTGATTTGCTACTGGATCCTAAATATGCGGCTCTAAGCGCTGGATGGTTTTGGAATAAACATAATCTCAATGACTTGGCAGATAAGGGAGATATTGAGACAATGACGAAAAGGATTAATGGAGGCTTACTTGGGCTGGATGCCAGGAAAGCTGCTATTGCTAAAGCTGAGTCAGTATTAGGGTAAACCAGTATGCTCCAAAAACTACAATTCCGACCAGGACTAAACCGAGAAGGTACTGACTACTCCAACGAGGGTGGTTGGTATGACGGCGATAAAGTGCGCTTTCGTTCTGGCTTTCCTGAGAAAATTGGTGGTTGGACAAGACTTTCAGCAAGTCAATTTATTGGTATATGCCGAGCATTATGGAATTGGGTCACATTAGATGGCAGCAATCTGCTTGGCGTTGGCACAAGTAAAAAGTACTATATTGAGCTTGGTGGTAACTACAACAACGTCACCCCATTAATTCATACCTCAAACAATCTTGGTGCAGCTGCTGGGCCATTTACGGCTACGGCTAACTCATCTTCCCTAACGGTAGTTGATGCTACATACAACCCCAGCGCGGGTGATTACATCATTATTTCTGGGGCGACAACCCTTGGCGGTAATGTAACAGCTAACGTACTAAATACAACTTACACAGTAACCTCAGTTATAAATGCTACGGCTTACACCATAACCCTCCCAGTCACTGCAAACGCTTCAGACACTAATAAAGGCGGTGCTACTGTCAAAATTGAGTACGAATACCCAATTGGTCTAGATGTCGCTATTGCAGGTATTGGCTGGGGGTCTGGCCCTTGGGGGCGTGGTACTTGGGGATCTTCATTTAGTGGTGGGGTGCAAAATCAATTACGTCTATGGACTAATGACAACTATGGTGAGTGGCTCTTTATTGCTCCTCGTGGTGGTGCTGTGTATTACTGGTTACCTGACGGGCAGACTTATCCTGACACTACTGCTGGTGGACTTACAACTAGAGCACAAGACTTAGCTACCCAGTCTACCGCCGCTGGATATGACGGCACGTTTGTTCCAAATAAAACTTTCCAAATAGTAGCGTCTGCGATTCAGCGTTTTGTTATTTGTTTTGGTGCTAACCCTTACGACCCAGGCGATTCAGAAACTGCTTTTGACCCAATGTTGGTGCGCTGGTCTGACCAAGAAAACCCCTATGAGTGGGTACCTGCAGTGACTAATCAGTCAGGTGAATTTAGATTAACCAATGGTTCCGTTATTGCCTGTGCCAAAGCAACTCGCCAAGAGATTCTAGTTTGGACGGATTCGGCTATTTATTCAATGCAGTACCTTGGGCCGCCCTATGTTTGGGGTTTCCAGATCTTGATGGACAACATTTCCATTATGTCACCCAATGCCTCAATTACCATTAATAACGTCACCTACTGGATGGGTACTGATAAATTCTTCATGTACTCTGGTCGTGTAGAAACCTTACCATGCTCGTTATGGCAGTACATCTTTGACGATATTAATAAAGACCAAGCCTTCCAAGTGTTTGCTGGGTCTAACGAAAGCTACAGCGAAATCTGGTGGTTCTACTGCTCTCAAGGCAGCGACACAATTGACAAGTATGTAATCTTTAATTACCTAGAGCGTGTCTGGTATTACGGCACCATGGAGCGCACTGCTTGGTTAGATTCTCCTTTGCGTCAATACCCAATGGCGGCAGACTTTAATAATCGTATCCTGTATCACGAAGCTGCAGTGGATGATGTGTCAGGGGAAACCCCAGTGCCAATTAATGCCTATGTTCAATCTTCTGACTTTGACATTGGTGATGGACACAACTTTGGCTTCGTATGGCGTATCTTGCCTGACATTAACTTTAATGGCTCAAATACCAACAATCCATATGTAACCATGCAGGTTAAACCTCGTAGAAACTCAGGAACACCCTATGGGGCGGCAGATGACCCACAAGTTACTAGTGGAGATGACTTTTTAGGTGCGCCGACATATAACATTCAAGAGTTTACGGGTCAGGTTTATACCCGCCTGCGTGGTCGTCAGCTTGCCTTTAGGATTGAGTCAAATAGCTTAGGAGTAGCTTGGCAGTTAGGTAGCCCACGGATTGATATTCGTAATGATGGAAGACGTTAATGGCAGTCAATCCACAAATTAAGACCCTAGATCTTAGACCGCCAAAAGCGCCTAACTTACTAATTGCGCCGGTAAGTTATTCTCAACTTTATATTGACCAATTAAACAATGCCTTACGTCTTTACTTTAACCAAATAGATAACTTCTGCCAACCATTTAGCTCCAATACAGGTGGTGGGTTTTTAAAGTTTCCCAATGGTGCGTTTCATCAAAACGGTTATACAACCTTAACTAACGCCATACCAAACTCAAGTTCAACCGCAACTATTGTAGTTGGTTCTACTACTGGATTTGCATCTGCTGGCACTATCCTTATTGGAAGCGAGTTAATTAGATATACAGGCAAAACAGCCACCTCATTTACTGGAATTACTCGGTCTGTATACGGTTCTACTGGTTCTTCCCACAGTGCTGGGGTTTATGTATCGGAAGCCCAAGGAGTGGCATCTGCAAGTACGGCTTTAGAAATTCCGTTTGATACAACCGATGCTAGTAATCAAGTATCCCTAGATCCTCTTGATAACACTAAAGTAGTATTTGCCGTAGCTGGATATTACAACATTCAGTTTAGCGTCCAGCTTTTAAACTGTACAAGCTCAATAGATAACGTAACTCTTTGGTTTAGACAAAATACCAATGACATACCAGAAACGGCTGGTATTGTGTCAATTCCGTCAAAACATGCTGGCGGTGTAGGCGCTGCAATTGTATCTTGGAACCTAGTAGTTGCTGTAAATGCGGATGATAATATTCAGTTAATGATGGCGTCAAATACAGGAAATACGGTGGCAGCTACATACCCCCCTGGAACAGCCCCTGTACACCCTGCATCACCTTCTGTAATCCTTACTGCAACGTTTGTTTCGGCGTTATATTAATGATAAACTTAACCCCAAATAACCCTATGAGGCGTTTATGAGCCTACATCAAATAGCTAAACATGTGCAATCCAAAGGTCGCGGGCGCGATACCATGCTCGTCCATATGTCCCCACGGGAAGTGGCTGGACTACAGGCTTTGGCTATGGCTCATGGTGGCAAACTAAGTATAAACCCTGATACTGGCTTACCTGAAGCTGGATTTCTAGAGCAAGTTCTACCTGTGGTGGCCGCCGGTGCTTTAACCTATTTTACGGCAGGGGCTGCTACACCTTTATTAGGTGAAGCACTTGCTGGAACTGCTTTAGCTGGTTCACAAGGACTTCTTGCGGGTGCTGGAATAGGAGCACTAGTTGGAGGTGGAATGTCTGCTTTACAGGGCGGTAATTTTGGTCGCGGTGCCCTTATGGGAGGTCTTGGAGGTGCTCTTGCTGGTGGATTAGGAGCATTTGGAGGCCCGTCTCCATTTGATGCCCCAGTAACGCCAACTGTTCCAGAAGTGCCAGTTACACCGGGCGCAGCTCCAGCCCCGACCGTTACTCCAACACCAACCGCACCAACCCCAACACCCATTCCAACTGCACCAGGCGGAACATTTGCACCTCCAGTCCCAACATTTGAGGCTCAACAAGCGGCCATGGCAGCGCAACAAGCACAAATGGCTCAAGCAGGAACATTACAGTCTGGACTAGATCTTGGTGGTGTAGGCGCATCTCCAGCTGCTATGGCGCCTGGATCCAGCGTACCGTTGGCAGTATCAGGAGCAGCACCAGCGGTTGCTACTGCACCGGGAATGAGTATGGCCAGTAAAGCCGCTTTAGGTCTTGGTGGATTAGGTTTATTAGGTTCCCTTGCTGACCGTGGTAAATACGGCGTCCCAGCACCAGAGGAATATACCAGCCCCTTGGCTCGTATTTCTCCAGAATTTAGAGGTTATGAACCACCCCGACCAAATCCATACTATCAAGCGCGTTATCCTGTATACGGTGCAGAAGGTGGAGTAGTAGCATTAGCCAATGGTGGCCCAGTTGAGCGTATGTCAATGATGAATACAGCAATGAACCCACAAGGCGGTCTATACCCCCAAGGGATGATAGATAAGACTCAATATGCTACTCCTACCCAGCGACCAGTAAGTTCTGAGTTAGTGGAGACTGAGCCAGCCTATCAAAGGTCTAACCCCATGCTGATGGCTAAGGGCGGCATTTCAACTCTTGGCGATTATTCAGATGGCGGTCGTTTACTCAAAGGCCCAGGCGATGGAGTATCAGACGATATTCCTGCACAAATTGGTCAGCGCCAGCCAGCCCGTCTTGCGGATGGTGAATTTGTCGTTCCCGCTCGAATTGTGTCCGAGATTGGAAACGGAAGCACCGATGCTGGCGCAAGAAAATTATACGCTATGATGGATCGAGTTCAAAAAGCCCGTCGTAAATCTATGGGTAAAGGA